TTAGCTTTACAAAGAGCTATAACTGATCAACACCAAATTGAGAACAAGGGGGGCTTCGCTTCTCCCTTTCCTGATGCCTATCGGTGGCTGAAGAACGGCAGTTTTGAAGCATACTTACCAAGCACAGTCGATTTGCCAAAGCTAAATTGGGAGAAAGATAAATCCCAAGACTTACCTTTTTAACTTGCCATGTCTTACAAACGAAAACTTACGGAAAAAACAATAAACTTTTATCCTCCAGACAAGGAATGCTACGCTTGCTACGACACTGGAATAGTTAACAATTCAGATCGCTTAGTCAACGAACTTCACTGGCACGATTACGACATCGATGAAAAAGGCAGAAAGTTTGCTGGCTCTGATGCAGCCATAATTTGCCATTGCAAGAAAGCATATCAACAATTAGATGAAGAACAAAATGTTATCTCCAGCGGATATAGAGACTCGTTAGGTAATATTAAAACCATCGTAACTTCCAGTGGTGAACACACTTTAGGTGTTTCTTTATCAAAAGATGAAACAAGAATGTTGCACAATAAAAGAAAGGAATCTTGGCAACAAAGTGTTAAATTGATGAACGATTATCGTTTGCAAAATATAAACAATCCAAAGAAAGAAATGCCATATTTTATACAAACTGTCAAAGAAACTTTAAAAAATACTCCCTCCCTGTTTTCATTTCCAACAGAAAAAGCTACTGTTGAATCAATGAAACTC